TGTTTTTGTAATTTGTATTTGTAATTTGTATTTGTAATTTGTTTATTGTAATTTATTTTGTAATTTGTTTTTATTATTTGTTGTTTTAATTTTTTAGAATTAGTTAATAGCCATTGCATTTGTGCTAGTTTATATGCTAGATTGTTATGATATGCTACTGTTATAAAAATGGTAGAAAGCATATATAAAAACACCTATAAGTGTATAATAAAATAATTAGTCTATTTTAGAATTAGAAATATTCTAAAAGAAATATCCTTTTATAATAATAGAATATCACACTACATTTAGAAATACATTTAGAAATACAATTAGAAATACAATATAAATAAAACATAATAAAACAAGATGAATAATATGTCTAGCATTCTAGAATTGGTAAATAAGATACCGACGAGTTTATATTTTTCTGAAATACCTGATCGTCAACAGGCATTGAAATATCTAGATTACCTTTATACAAATGTCCCTGCAAGTCGGCAAGTAGATTCTGATAAATTATTTCGAGAGGTTATATCCCGTCAGTTGCGTACGGTATCAATGAAAATTATAGAGCCTGAAATCCTATTACTAGTTGCATTGGATAAAATAACTCTAGCGGATTTTCAATTATCATCCGGCAATCTGGTTCGTAAAGTGATAGAGCAGAATCCCGATAAATATGATTTAGACATTATGCAACGAGTTATGGCTCAAATTATGACAAAACTACCGCGTGATTTGCGCGAGCGTGTAGCTGGTAAGCATAAACTCCAAGTATTCCAACTTATCGCCCGTTATTTAAATATGGATCCCCAACTTCTAGAGAAATTTGCGAATTATGATCCTAGTCTCAATTCCACTGTTAGTATGGAATTAGATGCCGGTGATTATAATACTATTAATAAGAAATATTTACAAGAATTATATAACTATCAAACTAAGCAACCATATATAAGTTCCAATAGTTTAGAATATGGGTCTCTAGCAGCAGAAATTGCATTATCTCAGCCTACTGGTGCACAGACTATAAATCAGGCAGTATCAAAAGCACAATATATCGACCAATCACCTTCTCTAATGGTTGGTACTGAAGATAAGACTTTGTATTACTTTGATCCAAGCAGTGGCACTTTGAGTGAAATGCCAATTAATAATAATCAAACACCAATATCAGTCCAAGATTTGAAAACTATTCTAGCATCCCAGAAAATAAATCAAGCTGATATTCAAGGTGCTGTTGATGCCCTAAAACCTACTATACCACGTACGACATTAGCTGAAAAACCTGATGAGACTTATAAACTATCAACTTTTTTTTCAGGATTAGAAAATGCTTTTTCTGGATTAATTACAGGTGCTACCCAAGCCCAGGCAGTCCTACAGACTACAGCTAATCTAGCACCTACAGAACCCATACCTCCCGCTTTTCTAACTAAATTATATAATTTGAAGCACGGACAAGGTCAACAAACAGGTGGTAATTATTCCGGCACACAAACCGATAATTATATGAAAATGATTTCAGGATTAGGCGGTTCCAATATATCTAGTTTAGGTGGTGGATATCAAAAACCAGGAAATATATCTAGTAGCCAGGTTGCTAGTTTACCAAATGGTATGTATTCTAATAGTTTTCTAAATAATTATATGCCTAACAACACTACCACTATGCCTAACACTATGCCTAACACTACCACCACTATGCCTAACACTATGCCTAACACTACCACCACTATGCCTAACACTACTACTATGCCAAACACTACCACCACTATGTCTAACACTACCACTATGCCTAACACTATGTCTAACACAACCACTATGCCTAACACAACCACCACTATGCCTAACACTACCACTACTATGCCTAACACTACTACTATGCCTAACACTACTACATCTACTGCTAAATCGGGCTTTGCTAATCTAGGGGCTAATTCCCAAGTTATTTCCACAGAGCAAACTGTAGCAGCTAAAATAAAAAAGGATACAAAAAATGTAGAGAAAATTGCTATTGGATTTATTACAATTCTAATTCTAATATTTCTAATTGCTGTTATTACTTATGTTAAAAATGCAAAATCTACAAATTAATAGATTTAGACTATTGCGCTACTTCCACAGGTTTGATTATTTCCGTTTGTAAATCATAATATCCTAGAAAAGCACCAATATCATCACCATTAATCATTTGATAAACACCTTGATTATTTTTATCACAGTAATAATCATTTCCGTCAACTGTGATAACATCTAAATCTTCTACTTCTGGCAATTTATCTGGATAATCCGGTTTTGGTTTTGATGTTTCTTTAGTCTTTGAAGATGGCATTGCAGGTATAGCTTCTACAAGTTTATCAGGGATTGGGATTGCTGTAGTTTTGGAAATAATCTTTTTTGGTGGTATTGGTTGTTTGGCTTCATTGCTATCCTTCTTACTAATAACCTGTTTTTTAGCAACTTCAGTTTTCTTCTTTTTTTCTAGTTCTGCAGCTGCCTTGGCAACCCGTTCTTCTTCTAGACGTTCAGCCTCTGCTTCTAGACGTTGTTCTTCTTCTAGACGTTCAGCTTCTGCGGCTTCTTCTTGTGCCAATCGTAGTGCTTCTTCATCTGCTTGAAGTTGCGCTTCTGTAGCATCGTTATTCTCATCTATATCTCTGGAAGGATCGGTTTCCTGTTTTTGTACGGGAATTGGGATAACTGGCACCGCAATAGAATCTTCTTCTTCCTTTTCTACCTTGCTAGCCTTCTTAATTTTTCTAATAGGCTTCTTAGGCTTTTCTTCAATAATAGCAGATTCATCAATTGCACTAGATGCTTCTAATACTATACCACCGGCGGAGAGTGCCTTTTTCTTATCAGTTTTCGAACGAGATTTCTTAGCTGATACTGCAATTATAATATCGCCATCTGCATCTTGAACTCGTGGAGCATCTTTAAATGTGTCATTAGTTTCTGGGACAACAACTAAGTGTTCAGTGGGGACTTCAATATGGTCTTCAACTAATTCTTTTTGTTCTTTTTGTTCTTTTTGTTCTTTTTGTTCTTTTTTCTTTTCAATTTCTTTAGTGGTAATAGTCTCTGGCTTTTGCTTGATAACTGCTTCTGGTTCTTTTTTCACCTTTGTACTATTTGCAGTTGCGCTATTTGCAGTCGCAGTTGCAGTTGCATTAGTACTAGCGGAATTACATTCTAAATAACGAATCCTGCTTTCTAACTCTTTAATTTTTAAATCCCTTTCCTTAATAGTTTTATCTAGAGTACGTATCATAGATACATTATTAAAATTAGATTCATCAAACTTCTTAGAAAGTAGTTCCGCCCGTAGAGCTTCTAATTCTTCAGTATTCTTAGTAAAACGTTCATCAATAATCTTTAGCTTAACATTAATTCGTCTGCTAAACTCATCAATACTGCTAGATACTTCATTTCCAAATGAACTAGCAATATGATCCAAAGAGACCTTCAAAGTTTCAATCTTACTCAGGAGATACTCGCGATAATCAGTAATCAACTTAATTTCAATCTTGTTATCCGATGATGCCATGATTATCTAATAAGATGGTTATTGAATTATATTGCGTATAATTATTCTATTTGGTTTTGATTTGGTATTGTATTATAAAGTTTATTGCTAGAAGGTTTTAAATTCAATTTTTTATTTAAGATTTAGCAAAACAATTAAAAAATAAATAAACCAAAAAATAAATAAACCAAAAAATAAACAAATACACAAACAAACACATAACATCGCGTTTAGATAGTATTTTGTGCTAGACTATCAGCTACATAATTTCCAAACCAAATAGAATACTTGAACTTATCGGTCGTATCGGGTACTTGATGGCTATTAACGTGAATTAATTTAACACGAATCTTTCTAACATCCTCTAGAGTAGCATTGATTACTTTAATGCGTTGCATACTAGCGTCAATACTTTCTATAAGTTCTTTATTTTTAACAGGTTCACCGCCACTAGTACGCCATCCATTTTTTTTCCAAGCCACTAACCATAGTGAAACTGCCTTAATGCTATATTCACTATCACTTACTATTTTAATAGTTTTTCCCATTTCAGATAATTCGCGATAGTACCGAGTAATAAGTTTGAATGCATAGTCAAGGGCACCTAGCTCACATTGATTATTGGTGCGGCCTTGATAAGTTTCCTTAATATTGATACATTGAGAACCTAGATAGACACCTAGCCCGGCGGTACCAACGCCGCCATTATGAGAACGTTTTGAACTTCCATCTGTAAATATATATATCTCATCATTAAGTACATTCCAGGCTGCCACGTTATAATTGAGATCCGCACTAAAAGGGGCACTCTTGATATTGGCACATATCTCCTTAATACGCTCCATTTCCTGTGGCGGCAATGAACCGGTTATAACACCTTCATTACGAATATCAATAGTTTCAGTTGCTGGTGTTTTTTTAGGTGTTTGGTTGAATACAGATAAATCGGCTTTATAAAAGGTATTAGCTTCTTCAAAGGAACCAAACTTTTTGAAAACGGGACTCTTAAAACCGTCTACCGCAGCCTTGCATTCAAGCCAGGTTTTGTATATACCAGTTTTATGACCTCGTTTTACAACGTAATAAGATTCCATTTCTAGAAGATAGTGGCGATAGTATCTAGATACTAGGATTATAAATTTATTTTAATTATTACTAAATAGCTAAATGGCTAAATGGCTAATTACTTTCAATTTTTATAACTATTTGCTAGATATTAAAATCAAACTATATAAATCAAACTATATAATAAATAAATTTCTAATTATTTTAGTAGAACCAGAACCAGAGCTAGCACTAGCAATAGCACTAGCAATAGAATTAGAACCAGAACCAAAGCCAGAACCATAACTAGAAATATGAAAGATCAATTAACTGGTAAATTAAAAGAATTATTTGGAATACCAAATAAACTTATTCCAAAATTAACTTATAATTTAAATGAATTGCAAAGGCGAATAACAGCACGAGAAGGCAAAGTAAATATTAGTGATGAACTGCATCGAATTGCATTAAGATTATTCTATTCTGATTATTTTCCTATTATTTCTCGTAATATTAAAATTGATGAGAATAATACTACAATTATAATGGGTGGAATTTCTTACAATATGAATATACCAGCTAAAATGAAATACTTGCTATTGGATACTGATGATATTGATATTAAAATATTTACTACAGGTATTAGTTATTTAAAACAAGATAAATATGCACTTTCAAAAGTTGTATCTGTACTTAAATTTACAATTCTTATTATATGTATGTATTTGAAACAATTTTTTAATATAATAAATAATTTTCGTAGTAAAAAAAAATTTATTAAAAATAAGACTTCACCTACACCTACTGAAACCAATAATTTTTTAAGTAATTATGAACTAATATTGCAAATTAAACTAAAGAAAAAAGACGCACCAACTTACAGTGTTATTGAAACACTAGATATTACTAAATTAACTTATTCCCAACTTTATAACAAAATTATGGATAATGTAAATGATTACAATATGTTAATCACTAATAAAATAGTTTATAAAACACCAAATTATAGTAAACTGCGAACAATTACGTTTAGTGATTCTAACGTGGTTTTTGCAGGTTTAGGAACACCTGCTTTTTTTTCACAATATCTAGATGCCAATCCACAAGCAATGAATAAACCCCTAGAAAAACTTATAAATATGAAAATACCAGTTTCTAAAATTATGGATATTAAAACGTGCGCCAATAATTGCCGTTTTTTATCGATAAAATCACTCATTATGGATACAGTAATTATGATGAGTTATGCTGATTTACTAGCATACGAACAGCTAGAAGATGGTGGACACATATTAGTTCCTAATACATATATATATAAGTATTATAAATATCTAGTAAAATACATTAGATTAATTACAATTAGAAAATTTTATTCAAATACCCTAAATAAAGAATTTCAAGATGCTGCTAAATCATTATGGCAATATGCCTTAAATGATATACGCAAAAATGCTAATTTGCTGCGGTTTGGATTAGATGAACGCGACCCTATAGTCATAACATATAAGAATTATTTGAATGAAGTTCATCAAAATTTATTTCATAATAAATCGTTTTTATCTACTAATTTTCCTATTCTAATGGAAATTGCAGATGAATATCAACGTTTAGTATTCTTTGTTAATAAAAGCAGGAATTTATTTCGTGCTCTTAATGAATCATCCAAAACAAAAACTACTACTATTGAAAATATTGCTATTCAGTATGCAAAGCAAGAATTATCACGATATTCTGATTCTATATCTAAATCTAGCTATCATTCTAATGCACCCGATTCTAGAGATTCTATTGCAGGTGGTGCCATTTCAGTAGATATTAAGAATTCACAAAGCAAACCTATAATTCTTACGTTAGAAAGTGATAGTGATGATGATATTAATGTTGAAGATGTGGGTGATGGGAAAAAATCAAATATCATTAGCAAAATAGAAAAATTAATAAAAGATGAAGTAAATATTTATTCTAGCATTCCTATAAATCTTTCTAAAAAAAGTTTCAGTAGACATTCAACTAAAATTATGAAGACTAAGACAAAGCAGACTATGAATAAGAATATGAAGACTAAGAAGACAAAGAAGACTAATAAAACCACTAAGCGCGCAAAATAGGCAACTAGAATATACTTGTTCAAACCTATTAAAAATTCCAACTTGGGGGTAGACCAACCATATGCGCGCCTAAAACAAAAAAAATATAAAAATATTCAAGCATCTAGATAGAGTTAATAACATTTTGCATAAATGTTGTCATTCCTTGAAAATATTCTGCATCTTCCGGAGTTTCCGAATTCTCCACTTGTTGTATGTAAAATTCCACATCTTTTTGGTATCTCTCTCTGAGTTGTGCGCGAAAATTTTCAAACACTTCCTGGTCGCCCTCAAGAAATTTGAGCTCGGTAAAGTAATACCCACAAAATTTTCGGTTCATCATCGGTCCTCTTTCGCCACTAGTACCAACTGACACAGTTTGCTTATCTAGTTCGGTATCTCTAAGCCAACATTTGGCAATAGAACGGGTACCTTCTGGATGCCGGCGACATGGGTCAGTCAATGCAGAAGCACCAGCAACGCACATCTTATATTCCATTTCTTTGGACTCACTTGCAGACATTATGACAATGCTCTTTGAAAAGTATGATAATAATTAATGTATCATATGATAATAATTCAATTTTTTCTATGTTTTAACTATTTTTTCTGTTTTTGTTTTAATTTTAATTTTTTTCTATTTATCAATCATTTATTAACGGATTTATTTTACTTTTCTAAATTGAACATTAGGATATTTTTCCTCTAAGAAATTAAGTTTATTCAAATATTCATCAAAACATCTTCATAAGAATGAGCAATATATTTGCAAATCTTTAAATTTACAGGTAATTTATAAATACGAATACAAAAACTATGAAGATTAATAAAACAACGAAGCACGCAAAATAGGCAACTAGAATATACCTGTTTGAATTTATTAAAAATTCCAACTTGGGGGTAGACCATATTCGCACGCCTGAAATGTGGTTTGTAAATAAAGAACATATACAGAAATTCCAATATCTAATAATCCCGACCAATCATATATATAATCTAGTTTATTACCTGTATACCAACCACCAAATCTTTCTAGAACATATCGAGAAATTATAGTTTTTTTAGAAAGATCCGCTATTCCATAATATACATATGTTTGAATCATTACTATTATATTTATTACTAAAGATGCATACGCTAACATTACGCGATATTTATCAGGTAGCATATAAGCAGGTGGCGGGTTAAAACTACCATCATCTAATACCTCTGGCGAATCAATTGTAATTTGAGTTACAATAGCAACAAAAATAATAAATAAATATACATACCAATTATCTGGAAGAGGAATATATTCTTTGAAAGGAATATTCACCCATAAACTTATTGCAATGAATGTATAACTAATAGCAGATATTAGTGTAATTAAATACATATGTAATTTGTACTTCAATCCAGTAAATGCCTTATATGTACTATAGCGTTGTGGCTCATTCAGATATTTTAATAAATTAATTACAACCGATAAAGCTAACATAATCCACCGGAGACTGGGTGTTGTTATAAAATCCGCTAATGCATATAATAATTCCTGCATTCTTTTTTAGTGGTTGATGATTAGTGATTAGTGATTGGAGTATGGTGTTTGGTGTGTGTGATATACTATTCTATTGGAATATTTAATTTAACAAATAACTAATATCGAAGCAAAATACTAAAGAAAAATATAAAATAATATAGCAAAATATACTAGAATATCATACAGTCTAGAAAGAAATAAATAAAAAATAAATGAATATACAATCACCTAAACCTAATGGTGGCAGTGGTGGCAGTGGTGGCAGTGGTAGCGGCAGTGGTAGCGGCAGTGGTGGGTTAATTGATTGGATAACACAGTATGATTCGCTAGTTGTATTTGGTGGATTAGGGGCTATGATATTTTTAACAGTCTTGTATACTGGGCTTTTTCAAGCTGGTCCAATTGCGCGAACCAATGTGCTTTTCAATGCGGCAATGGCAATTATGATGTCCGCTGGATTTATTTGGGTTATATTTCATTTTATGGGTGCCAAGCTAGTTATATTTGGATATCCAATTGATATAGGAATGATTATATATATTGCAATTGTATTCTTTGTTATGTTTGTGTTGGGGAATTAAGCTGATTACAGTGGATTAAAGTGGTTGGCCTTGATCGTTAATATTTCCAGGCATGTTTGGATTTTCAACAAGTTGTGAATTAGCTGGTGTCGCTAATTGGTCTGCATCCAATGTAGTTTGCATTTGTGCTATAACCTCTTGTACTTTTTTCTGGTCTCGTATTAATGATTTTATATTAGGTATTAAAGCTTTTGGTAGATCGATTGTAGGACACGGCGGGCATTCATCTGGTGGAGGAAGATCATCTGGTGGTGGTTGTTGCTGAGTATCTAATAAGTTTTTCAAAACAAATAACAATATCCTAATTGCATACTTATATTTATTAAATACTGTCAATGTAAATGCAAATAATTTCATTAATTCATCGTGTTTAGTTAAATATAATATCTCTAGGTATTGACAATTTTCTAGCCTATTTCTCAATCTATTTGCATTAGCTGCAACGGTTAGATCTAAATTTTCATTGTTAGTATAATCAGTGACCAAAGTTCCTCTGCCTTGAGCCTGAGTATTATCAATATGATCAATTGAAATATTAGTTGCTCCGTTTGCTAAAGTACCATCAGGAGTATATCTAGTATTAGCATCATTAAAAAATTGTTGAACATTGGGATCTACTATATTATTTCCATAATTTGCGTGTCTTACAGCAGTGTGTATTCCATTTGCATTGGTATTGATTTGTACATTATTGTTTGCGTTTATGTTTGCAAGTGCCACTCTAATTACTCCGTCTATGTCTTGCAATCTTCGAACAGCATCTGCTACATTTTGATTTACCTCTGCTTGGGTTTGAGCATAGTTATTGGGGGCAATAATATATTTTAATTGCCAAATTAATTGTTTAATATCAGCAGATATAACTTCAAATAAATGCGGCGCTTGTAATTGTACTTGTGGTAGTGGTCTTGCTTGTGCTACTGGTGCTGGTGCTGCCATTTTCCTAGCTAATCTACTACTAACACCGAAAAAAAATACAAAACATACAAAAAACAAACAACTAAAAACAACTAAAAAATATATAACCTCCTCACTTTGTAATCTTCTTCAGCAACAGGATTTCCCGCCCCGACTTGCAAAATTCATCATTACTATCACACGTTTGATATTGTTTCAATAGATTTTCTATTTTACTCTTGGTATTAGGGTTAATATCAACTTGCCTTTCAATGATATGTTTTATTTGATTCCGCATTGTATCATTAAAAGCATTCATATTATCCGGATTGCTAGCAACTGGGGTTACCAAAACTTTTTCACTATCGGTTAAAACCTTATTACTAACTAGATTATCTTGCATCTTATCAATCATATCCATTACAAACCGCTGGTCTTTTAACATCTTCTCCATCTCGCACCTAGAAATACTGCTACCAGTTGGCAATGACTTATACTTCTCTAGCTCTTCTTTATAATGCAACACCTTAGTATAAAGATTTTGATATGCCTTGAAAACTGTCATCAACTCATTATGCTTTTGCAAATATGCATTATCCAATTCACTAACTGCAATCTTTTCGTCTCCATAAATAGGGTCATCATTGCCACCTCTAGGTAGCAGGGCTAGAGGTTTATATTCTGGAATAGGTGGTGCCTTGAATATAGCAATCAGGCGACCGCATAATTTATCTTTAGTGTCTTGTTGTATTTCTGGATGTTCTTTAATCTTCTTTAGAATTAGTAGGCGTTCTCGGTAGAGATTACTATTATTATCCTTCATTTCAGAGTGGATATTCTTTATCATAACCTCGTGCTTGGCGGCGGCATCCCCCATTTCGTTGCTAGATGCATTCTTTGCTTCGGTAGAATTAGAGCCACTAGTGCCGCTAGTAGCCTTGTACTTCTTATATAAATCTAGATAGGCGGTATATAATGTCTTAAGTGATTCGTGCTTTAACCGGAATGATTTATCCATATTAACATAATTTTTCAATAATTCTAGGATACGTATAATTGTCGCTTTGGGAACCTTTTGAAAATCATTTGGGCTTAATTGCAACTTATCAGATATTGAAGATACTGGTGGGGCAGAATTACTGGTTGTAGTATGTGCTGGTGCTGGTGCTGGTATCTGTTGTGGGGATTGTGCTTCTAAGATATGATTCTTTTGACTTTTTTTAGATAATCCAGATTTATTATTGGTTATTTTCTTAGTTAGTTTCTCTAATTTGCTTTTTTCAGCTGTTATATCAGCAATCATTGCATCTAAATCCATTCTAGCAATATGGGATCTCAAATGATTTCTATTAAGTATTTCGATATTAAACTTTTTTATTAGTAAAATGGATTTATATGAATTTAATAATTTTCTGTTTATTCAAATGTAAATTTAATTTTATCTCCAATAATAATTTTATATATTACCTCTAGCAATGCCGGTTTGAAATTATTTAATTTTCGAAAGCCATATGCCTCTTTTAATTCTTTGTTTATTTCTTCTATGCTAGTTTTATTTTTTAGCTGTTTCTTATTAAAAAATGGCGCCATTCCTAAATATACATCTAGCATATCTTTAAATTTGCTAACATCATATAACTCCGCTTTACTAGGCCAGGATACAAAGTGCTTATCTTTTTTAGTATAGTATTTTAATGGCTCGCCGGGTACTAATTCTTTTTTACCAGTTTCAACTTTACCACTTGCGGCTTTATCAGTTTCAGATTTGCCAGATTCAAATTTGCTAGTTGTTTTATTATTTTCTTTTGTTTGAGGATTATTTTCATTACTACTTTGTTGGATTTCTTGAACGATTTCAACAACTTCAACAATACTATTATCTTGTTTGATTGGTTTTCCTAGAACTATTTTATCAACTACATTCGCGCCATTAAGCTTTCCACGCTTAATATTCGCGCTATCAGTTGGTTCAATAAACTTATTTGTACTAGCCATAGAACCTAGATTCTTTTTTGTTCGCTTAGCATCTACATCAAAATCATTAACTACTAGCCTTTTCATTGTTGTGCCTCCATTACCACCTTGTTGGGTTGATGAAGATTCTTTTTCTACTGCAGTTTTATATATTTCATTAAGTTCTTGCTGTTTAGCGTGAATCTTTCTTAATTTATTCTTTTCTGCTTCTATACTACGCATCAATTCAATCTCTTTTTTACGATTATTTAACTTAATGATATCAGCCTTCTTTTGTTTGAACCGCTTTAATTCTAGCAATTGTTGTTTTTGTAATTCTTTTCTCTGTGCTTCAAGATACCGTAATTCGGGGTTTGAACCTTCTATTTCTTCATGGTTCTGTCTCTGAATAGATGGGTTCCCTGATAGTGGTTGCATTGCTCTTAATGCCCGAGCTTGTTTTCCACCCCCGCTAGTATTAGTTTGAATTTGTATTTGGCGTTGTTCTCTTGGCGGTTCCGGTCTTTGTTCAGATGATGGTGATAGATGATGATAAGCTAGAGATTGTTGTTGTTGTTGTTGTTGGTGTGCTTGGTGTGCTTGTCGTTCTTGGTGTGCTTGGTGTGCTTGGTGTGCTTGTCGTTCTTGGTGTGCTTGGTGTGCTTGGTGTGCTTGGTGTGCTTGGTGTGCTTGGTGTGCTTGGTGTGCTTGGTGTGCTTGGTGTGCTTGGTGTTTTTGTTGTTGTGCTTGTTGATGTGCTTGTCGTTCTTGTTGTTGTGCTTGTTGATGTGCTTGTTGATGTGCTTGTCGTTCTTGTTGTATATTTCTTATTGGTGATGGTGTTCTAGCATATACCCTAGTGGCTATGGCGTCTTGTATTACTCTAGCTGCTAATTCGGCGCCAGGTTTATTAACAAGATTTGGATTTGGATTTGGATTTGTCTTTGACTTTGATACTTGAGAATCATTTTGACCAGTATAATTAAGTGATTCTTCTTCATTAAGTTTAGGATTTATAGAAACACGTTTTATATTACTAGAATTATTAATATTGACGCTAGAACTAGATACTGATGCCTTAATATTTTCTTGCTTAGGTTCATCTGGCAATCTAGATTGCACTTTAGGTATAAAATTATAAATATTGATTTTATCTTGGCTACCACCAACACCAGCGCCTTTTTGAATAATAGCTCGCGGCATCTCATTCTTTTTAGCTTCCTTGGTTGTATTATCTCTTTCTAGCAAGGCTTTAACACTAACCATCTTTGCTTTTTCTACAATGTTAGATTTATCAACTACCGCGCTTGGGTTTCTGGATATGGGTAATGCAACATTTGATTGACTAATATCACGTAGTGAGGAAGGCGATTGTGTATGTTGAGAAGCAGGTGCAGAAATCCGTGGTGATGTTAGAACGTGGTGTTGTTGTTGTTGTTGTTGTTGTTGTTGTTGTTGTTGTTGTTGTTGTTGTTCGTGATTAGGTGTGCTGCTAGATTGGTTAGGTGTGGTTTTGCTAATATGAAGTATTTGGCTAGCATCTTTAGGTTTTATTTCATATTCAACTGGAACCGCATTAGTTTTACTTTTCTTAGGTGTTTTAAGATTATATTTCTCTAGGATTGATTGAATAGCGGCTTTTTTGGAAGGATTCGTTTGTGTAAGCTTCTTTTCCGAGGAGATAGTACTAGTGCTAGAAGTGCTATTTGGATTTATAGTAATTGTTTTTTCCATCTAGAAGCTATTAAAAGATGGATGGAGTCTGATACTTATTAAGAAAGTTTTGAAAGAAATAGAACAAAATAAAAAATTAGAAAACTAGAAAATTACATTTATTTATGGTAATGGATAGAAAACATTAAATTCCGGCTACTTTTTATATTTTAACTAAAATTGAATTTTTTTTATATAATTATAAAAATATTATTTGTCTTGTTCTAGTTCTCGTGTCATTGCATTATTTTACAATGGAAAACCCGAACACACCTCCGCGCACACCACCTAACCGAGGAAACAAGAGAGCTCGTTCTGAGTCTCCCTCTCCCAGAACACCATCTCCTAACAGACAAGAAGGTACTCCGCAAGCGCCAGGTGCACCACAAAGACCAACACGCCGCCGCTTGGATCAACCAGATACTAGTGATCAACCAGATACTAGTGATCAACCAGATACTAGTGTCGCAATTGATCTTGATTCCGCTTTTGCCGAAGCAGCACGTAAGCAAGAAGAGGAAGCACGCCAGAAAAAAGAGGCTGATGAGTTTCTCGCCGAACAGACCGGGACTGAACAACAAGTTCCAGGATCGCCTTCCGCTTCAAATGATGAAGGATGATGAGAATGAGTCTGCTGACTTTGAAAATTAGTTTGGCACCTTCTAAAGAACCAACGGTTTGTTTTTACTTTTTTTATTTAGGTTCAAACAGATATAGATTTAATATATCAAGTGATTTTATATACTTGCTTGTAAATACACGAGGCATAGGTTCATGAATCTTACTGAATATATTAACTGCTAGATATGCAGCATTATTCATGCTTATATCCTTTGGTATCAGTCCAAATAAATACTTACGGAATTTAGCGGACATAAATGACATAATAGTATCATCTAGCTTATGTTCTAGGATATAATCTAGCATAGTTTGGTTATTTATTAGGCGTATGAAAAAAGTATATAAGTCAATATCTCGAAAATATCGCACACCTGCAGATCTTAATATAGTAATTGTAGGATCTTTAGATTTAGGTATAATGGAACTTATTCCAAATTTATCCAACTGGACTTCTTTAACCCCATCCGGATCACTATTACCATATTTTTTAATAGTCTTATTAACATTAGTAGCTAGAAGAGGTTTATATAATATAGGTGAAATAATCCGATATTTTTTATTAATCTTATCACTAGAACTTTTTAGAGTAATAGATGACCTATCAAAATCAGCAATAAGAACTGCAAACCCCAAATTTCGAATTTTTATTGGTATTCCGGATATATTAAAATGATAGAAATCAAGATTGTCGGGTTCTAAACGTTTTACAAAGACATTATCAGGTTTGTAATCACCGTGAAAAAACTCAAGACTGCTAGATTGTAAATGTCCGATAATACATATTACCTGTAAAAGAAAATTTACAAACATTTTGTATCTAGCATCTTTTCTACTTTGACTTAGATCAATTCCAAATTCTTCATCTAAATCCCCGCGTAATAATTTATTAATAAAACCTTCTCCAGAACCTAGGTTGGCTTCTTCCATAAGATTATAACCCATATATTTTTTACCTAGAAACCAATTATTATTTTTAATACAAACACCCGAATTATTTATTGCTACCGTATTATATGGTAATTCACGAAAAACATAAGTATTAATAATAGTTTGAATAGTAAATCCGTCCATTTCTATGAAAATATATTTTTTGGTTTCATCCCGTTTTTTAATATAGTAATTACTGAGTGGAACTACCTTCAATATATTTCTATCACCATTACATTCTACGCTGTTTATAGACGCACCACTCTTACCTTGACTAGAATATCGTTTAACATTACTACACTTGCAATTATCATCTAATGATTTAGACTGTTTTGAATCAGTATTAATACTAATATCAATATTCTGGCAAATACAATTTTCTAAATTATGATTAAATAATTTCTGTTCTATTATCTCGGCGTCTATTATCTTTCCTTTATTTAATTCGTATATACGATCATCAATAAATTCTACTATATTATCTGGCTTTTGTGTCTTATAAAATAAAGACCTACTAAGGTGATATGCCGTTTTTGGACGTGTGTGAAATAATTTTCTAGATGCAGAAGGTTTTGATATCATAATTACATCACTATCACTTATTCTAAAACTTTTCATAGTTGGTTTTCTAGAACTTAAGCTTTGTGTTTTAGTTCTAGCACTAGAATATTTTGTTCTAGATTTATTTTGTTTAGTTTTCATTTTATGAAATTACCAAATTACCAAATTAGTAATTGATTCTAGATATTATTGATAATTTATTTTATGATAGGAAATGAATAGATGGATAGAGAATAAATTAGAGATTATACTTCATAAAGTATTTCTATTGTATATTTAGTATATCTAGTAATTCTAGTAATTCTAGTATGTCCGCAAAGAAAATAACTAAAAAACATTCTAGCAAGCTAGAAGTAGATAATTCTAGTGCTAGAAAAATTTTTAAAATAACTAAAAAATCCATTCCTAGAAAATTATCTAATCAAGAACAATCTATAGAAAAACGTTCTAGTGAGAATGAAAACTTAGATAAATATCGTCCTCCGGTGAATACTGACATTATACATCCTAAAATATGGGAACTACCTAATCGCAAACATTTTTATAACTGGGTTATGGATACATTTGGTCGTTATGAATTAGGAAATCCAAAGCGTAATAAGAAATTTGAACCGCGCATACCAGAACATTTAGAATTAACATCAACACAGAGGTTAATTCGTGATTATTTACAAGATTCTAGTCCCGCGCGTGGAATGCTACTATATCAAGGTCTAGGTTCAGGTAAAACTTGCGCCGGTGTATCCATTGTTGAAGCTAATGAACTACACGCTGGAATGGCAGAAGCTCTACGCACCAAACGCCAAGTAATGATTTTCAGTAAAGCTGTTTTAGAATCAAATTGGATTAAAGATATTAAAAAATGCGGTGGTGATTATTATCGCAATCATAACTATTGGATTTTTAAACCAGCTAGCACCGGAGAAGAATCCATTGCCAATTTGAAAAATCTTATGCGTGAATTGCACATCCCACTGAGTGTACTAGAAAAAAACAAGGGTGTCTTTTTAATTGATTTCACTAAACCATCATCTAATTTCAATAAACTATCAAACACTGAACGAGAGAAACTAGATTATCAAATTTCCGAGATTATAGATGCTAGGTTTGAATTCGTGCATTCCGATAATACATCTCTCTGGAAGAAATTTGACCCTTCTAGAGTGAATGGAAAAGTCTTAATCTGGGATGAAGTTCATAACCTTGGTAATAATATGGCTAGCAAATCACCCGGGGGTGTTAATTTCTATAATATGTTTATGAATGCTAAAGATGTTAAGATAATCTTTCTATCCGCTACTCCTATCATAAACCGAATCTTTGAAATCTCCAAAATATTTAATATCTTAAAGGGTTATATGCACGTGCTAGAGATATCTTTCCGCGGCGCATTTGATACCGGTGGAATAGATTATGATAAAGTTAAATATAATCTTAAGAAGAACCCACACATTGACCAAATAATTGTTAATAAAACACGTAAAATTATAAAAGTATCACCTAATCCACCAGGATTTATTACTTCCACCGATAACAAAGGGCTTTTATATAGACCTAGCAACATTATTACAAATGATGAATTTCGAACAGCTATAACTAAAATTATAGAATCACTAGGTTATAAGGTAAAAATAGAATGGTTGCCACCACAAACACTTTTTCCGGAAGATGAAGACAAATTCGAAGAACTATTTTACAATCGCGAACTCAATAGGATTAAGAAACCCGATGTTATTAAACGCCGGATTGCAGGCCTAACATCCTATTACGAATATAAAGACACTGCAAAATATCCTGCCCTCTTGCCAGTTAATAAATTACAGATACCAATGAGCGAGTTTCAATTTGGCACATATGAAAGATTTCGTCATCAGGAAATACAGGATGATAAAAAGATTCAACGAAGGAATGCAAAAGAAGATGAAGAACTACCTAGTTCATATCGTCTACGCAGCCGTCTTGCATGTTCTTTTGTATTCCCTGAAGAAATCGGTAATTTCTATGATGCCCGCACAACTGAAGACCGTATTGAATTGATTGAAAAGGTACAAGAACGCCTTTCAATTGGTGCGCCGGAAATGCGACCTAGTGCATTGGAAATTATGCGAGCAGATAAAATTAAAGAAACCTTAGTTGAAAAATATATAAACGTTCTAGACAAGCGTAGCGCGGAATACTTAGATGTCCGTAATGGTTCTCTTGCTAAATATTCACCTAAATATCTTACTGCGTTAATGAATATTAACAAACAGGCGCCACAAGGTAAAATCTTAGTATATACTTTTTTCCTGCGGTTGATTGGTCTAGGTATATTTTCATTAGTTCTAAAACAATCGGGAATGTGGGCGCCATTTCGAATTAAAAAAGTAAATAAACAGTGGGAACTAGATACCCGCGCAGAGGATGAAGGCAAATGGCGATATGTATTTTATTCAGGGGATGAAACGGCCGAACAAAAAGATATATACTGTAAGATCATAAATTCTGAATGGAATACCCTAGGTGCTGATTGCGCCACATTAGTAAAACAAATCAAAGCCATCCATCCCAATAATTACTATGGTGAAATTATTAAAATGATGATGATTACTGTTTCCGGCGCCGAAGGTCTCGATTTGAAGGAGATTCGGTATATTCATATCTTGGAACCGCATTGGCAAAATGCACTATTAGATCAAATTATTGGTCGGGGTGTGCGTAAAGGGTCTCATCTTGCTTTGCCAGAAAAACACCGTACCGTAGAAGCATTTATTTATATGGCTACTTTTACACCGGCACTAGTTCGCAAGATTTCTTATGTAGATGTCCGCAATGATGTGTATAAGTATCCCAATCCGGCATTCCCCGATAAGGCCAATAAAGTAGTCTCTAGCGATGAACACCTATTCCTCACCGCCGAACGTAAACGATATATTATAAATGAATTCCAACGACTGATGAAAGAAAGTGCCTTTGATTGCGTGTTGAATTACCGTGAAAATAAGTTGATTCCGGATTATAAGGGAATTACTTGTATGGATTATAGCACCCGCAATCGGGATGATTATCTAGCAACACCAATGCTAGAGGATGAGGGGCTGGAAATTTCACCGGAGCGCGTAGTATCAGTTAAATATGAGACTCGTGAATATAAGGGTAAGATGTTTTATATTGAAACTGTTCCCAATGCTATGGGTAAAATGTATATATATGATGAGAATCTAGTGGGTCGGGTGAGGATACCTAAACCAGTAGGAGAAGTTCTCATTCGAAATGGTAAACGGCAATTTGCATTTTATGCGAAAAAGGAAAAATCAAAGAAAAAGTAAAAGTGTTAATAAAAATATAAAATAATGTAATTTATTAGGCACTGCTGGTACTACTTACTCTTGGACGTGAATCTAATGGAGTATATGTATATTCTTGTTGTTGTCCGTAAGCAAATTTTCCGTAAGCAAGTTGTGTAGATTCATATAATGTAAATTCATTAACTATAAAAGGTACATCCTCACTATTTAATGCTAAATAATCATCACATTTTGATCTTCCTTGTTCTACTAAACCTGTAACCATAATAATTCGTCGTATGTTATGTAATCTTATCATATTTTGAAAATCAATTATAGTATTATCTTTAGGACATTGTGAAAGAATAAATTTGGGACAATTCCAATCGGGACGTATGCCTTTATCTGGTGTAGTGCGAGGTGCAAATGATGCATTAATATATCCATTAGGATTGTTCTCAATTATTAAAGTTTTTACTCTTGGAACTCCATTTGACATATCATCATACGTTAAAATATTTCCATATCTATTTTTGGACGGATTTTGTTTTGAAAAGGTTGTCGAGTATTTTGATTGTTTTTCTTCTTCTATGTCTCTGTCTTTGTAAACAGGATGGTCATTTGTTTTACTAGCACCAAAACATTTCACAATAAAATTATACTGATCTATTGTTTGAACTAACTTCATTCTATATTCTCTACTAGACATTATTTCTTCCTTGATGATGGCTTTTGTAATACCATAAGGGAATTCGGGTAAAGGAAATTGATAATTAGGATCAATACCAAATTTAAATAAAAGATTTAATGTTATATATACTACACCTGTTCTTCCTACACCAGCACTACAATGAATTATTGAATCACCACCAAAATTCACTATGTGATTATAAATTTCTTTTATGAAATTACAATATAATTGTAACCCATCAGGCCCATTAGGCTCATTACTCCGTTTTGGGACGCCGTGATCTGGCCATAATTTAAACCAGAAATGAGTTAATTCATTTGCTGGTGCTGCTGCCCTTGGAGATGCTGCTGCTGCCCTTGGAGCTGGTTCTGCTGCCCTTGGAGCTGTTGCTGCTGCCCTTGGAGCTGTTGCTGCTGCCCTTGGAGCTGCTGCCCTTGGAGCTGTTGCTGCTGCCCTTGGAGCTGGTTCTGCTGCCCTTGGAGCTGTTGCTGCTGCCCTTGGTGCTGTTGCTGCTGCCCTTGGAGCTGGTTCTGCTGCCCTTGGAGCTGTTGCTGCTGCCCTTGGAGCTGTTGCTGCTGCCCTTGGAGCTGCTGCATCTAAAGCTGTTGGTCTTCTTGCTGATGCTTCTGCCGCTAGAGCTGCAGCATCTAAAGCTGTTGGTCTTCTTGGTGGTGCTGCTGCATCTAAAGCTGTTGGTCTTCTTGGTGGTGCTGCAAAAATAGGATCACCAGAAGTAATATTTACCATTCCATAATCGGTCATCACATAAGGATTTTTGAGAAAATCTAAAGTTTGTAAAGGCTTTATTATACCATTTGTAAGAAATATTCCTTTAATATTATCTATATCTATTTTTTTTAATAAAAAACTTGGTAATGGTAATCCGTTGCGGGCTTTCATATCTAACCACAGATGCCAATCTCTATTTTCTGGTCTGCCTTCTTGACCTATACTTATTACACCTGTTATAGTTAACCTGAGAAGCTTCGATATTACTTCTAATATTTCACCGATGTTGAATGTTTTGTCATCTATTGTTATAACACCATAAAAACGACCAAAAGACTCTATTTTCATACATTCGTCAATAAAGAGTTTATCATCTTTTGTTAATGCTGGATTCATTAAATATGTATATATTAACATAAGTTTAATGTCATATGTATTAACTTGTTTATCCAATGCATCATAATATATGTTAATTTCATAATCAAAACCACCACGTTGAAATATTCTAGTTTTTCGATTTGTTTTCTTTCTTTGTGTTTTGATATGTTTGGCCTTTTTATTTAAACGGACCTTGGAAATATGACGATGTTTAGAGATTTTAGAAGATAAACGCATTTTATATATAATAAAGATAATAAATAAAATAAATAAAATAAATTTGGAATTAATAATTTATAAAGTTTATTTTATTTATTTTATATATAATAAAGATAATAAATAAAATAAATAAAATAAATTTGGAATTAATAATTTATAAAGTTTATTTTTATTTTCTGGTAATCAATGAAATGCATTATTTGCTAGAACTTGTTTATATATTTCCGGATATTAGCTATCCATTAAATGCATATAGGTATATAAACACCTAAGTCAGATAAACTTTATATTTTTGTATATTTTTAATATTTTATATTCCGGTGCGTTGTGTTAGGTAATATCAATTGTAGTGATATCAGGATTATCAACATAGGTTTCTAGAATCATTTTATCTTTGTATTTACTCGATTATATCGGGAATCATAGTATTCAAAAGATATATTTGTTAGTAATAGGATATAAAACAAAAAATAGAATAAATTATGGAACAATTCCTATATTTAGGTAATCAAACAACTCTAAATAATTTAGAGAAGATTCTAGACTCCGATTATTTATATACATCTTATGAAAGAAAAAAATTAAATGTAAAATATGAAGGCTTATTAAGTATGACTAACACAGCCAAATTTACCACTAAGGAAATACCTCATTAACTAATACGCTAGTGTTAGGTAATACCAATGAAACATTTTAAAGGTGAATTTCCAGGTGTATATATGAATTACTATACTAAAGATACAATTGATAAGACAAATTACACGCCATTTATTCTTCTTGTATTAGGTATATCCTCAAATACCCTCATTAAGAGGAACACATCAGGCATTCGGGTTCTTGTTTCTCTGCAATCTTTGCTGCTACTTTCTCTTCTTGTATCACTTCTATTTGTTTTGTCTCTGTCTCATCTTTTTTAACTTTCTCTAGGTCAACACTAAACTTTTGAGCGGACGTTTTAGCCTGGCTACGTAGGTAATAACATTATAGATAATAATTTATTAATTAATACTTTCTTCATTTTTATTTTTATTATAAAATTCCCATAAAAACCCACAATATGTTTTCTTCGATTTTATAGCATTAATTATAGTATTACTACCATAACCAAATCTAATAGAAATTTCATTAAGTGAATTAAAAATAATAAATTCATTTGTTATTGGATTAATTTGTTTTATTAATTTAGAATGAGTTGGTATAACTCTATTTATTGGTTTATCATACTTATTCAATAATTCTTGAGGACATTTATTATATTCAATATAGTATTTTTCATCATATTTTTCATTATTATGAATAATTCGCTTCATTCTTTCTTTACCAATTTTTAGTTTTTTTGCTAATATATCTTTAGTGCTAAATGAATCTAATATATCAGTTTTTTCAGTATTCAATTCTAAAATAGAATCTCTTATTGGAGCTTTATTCTTATATTTGTTTGTTTCAGGTATTATAATTTGTTTTGGATCTTCATCCATTTTTAAATACATCCATCTATATCCCTTGTAAATTCTATTTTTTTTAATAGCATTATGAATACCACTTTTTTGAAATCCTTTATTATCCAAACATCTTAATAAATAAATCATACTGTCATAAATTTTAATTATATTTTTAAAATTATCAGGGTCTATTTTCATAATTCTAAGTCCCAAAGTTTTGCGCCCTTTAATTTCAGTATTTAATTCTATTTTATAATTTGGCAATTGTGTTTCTCTTGTTTTTCCATTATTTAAATCAATAATTTTATTATTTTCATTATTATATTTTTGTTCTAAATTATTAGTATTATTATTTAATTGACTTACATTTGCAACAATATTTGGTAAATTATCCTTAATAATTTCATTTATTGTATTAATATAATTAGGATTATCAATAATTGTTTTAAAAAAATCAATATCAACTTTTTTCTTTTCCAATTCAATGCGTTCCTTTTCTAAAATTTGTGCTGGAGTTAGATAGAATAATTGATTTACATATTTTTTTACCATAATATAAAATTGTTCGTAATTAAAATTATCAGTTAATAAAACTACTTCTTTTGATGTATGTCCTTCTATTGATTCTTTATATGCATTATCTCTAAATATTTGATCAACAAGAATTGATTCTTCAACCTCTCTATAATTATCACATTCAAATACATCCAGGAAATAAATTTTATTATTATTAAATACTCTTTTTAATTGTTTTAGTCGACCATTAATGTCCTTTGTAGAACCAACTTTAATAAGTTTATTTTCCTCTAATTCTGCAATGTATATACATTTTTTTCCAATAAATTTATCGATTAATAAATTATGTTTATCAATCTTAATTTGCATTTTATTATCTATATTAGTTTTTTCAATTATTTTATCTTTAATAACTAATTGTTCTCTTAATTCATTTGTTTCTTCATTTAATGTTTCTTGTAATAATTCCTCCAGTCCTATATAATAATCATGTATCTCATCTGCTTTTTTTGTTCCAGCTTTAAGGCATAATTTCTTAAAAGTATTAATATTCATTAGAATTTGTTCTTTAGGTCTTCCTCCTTTTAGGTTTTCCAGAGGTTGCTGGAAAACTATTTTATAATCCAAATCCTTAATAAAATTTTTATCTAATACAACCTTTGCAGGGTCTTTACGTGAAAATCCCATCCATTTCCACACATCATCTAAATCTATAACAAATTCATTCTTTGAATTATGATTCAAATAACAATAGAAACTAGACACAAATAACTGTTGCTGCCCGTCATTAAACTTAGCCTTAATTTTATTAAGTAATTTATTTTGGTAATCTTGAGATAACCGTGTAATAGGATTTTTTTCAATTAACTTAACTATATCAAGTTGTGTTGCCATTATTAAAGGATTGATAGTAATAATAAATTGTGTAATATTACTTTCTATGATATAGATGGCTTTATATTGAAATAATTTGTGCAAATATTTTCACCACAAAATACAAATAAAAAAATTATAAAAAAATTATAAAACAATCAAACAAACAACACAACCAAAACAGATAGGCACAATGCATTAAGAGGAACACATCAGGCATTCGGGTTCTTGTTTCTCTGCAATCTTTGCTGCTACTTTCTCTTCTTGTATCCCTTCTATTTGTTTTGTCTCTGTCTCATCTTTTTTAACTTTCTCTAGGTCAACACTAAACTTTTGAGCGGACGTTTTAGCCTGGCTACGTAGGTAATAACAACCAGTTTTGATCCCGGACTTCCAGGAATGAAAATGCATCGCGTTTAGTGTCTTAAACGTTGGTGATTTTACGAACAAATTCATTGAGCTAGTCTGGCATATGAAGGGGCTTCTATCCGCTGTCATATCTATAATAACACGTTGGCTCATTTCCCATACGGTCTTATATCGCTCGCGGATTTCGGGTGGAATTTCACTGATACCTTGTACTGAACCATCTGCAAGGATAATCCGGTCTTTCATTGCGGGCGTCCATAGCCCTAATTCTAGTAAATCATTAATAAGATATTTATTTACCACTATGAATGTTCCTGCTAGAGTCTTGCGAGTATAAATATTATTTGTGAATGGTTCAAAGCACTCATTCCAGCCCAAAACCTGACTTGTGGACGCTGTTGGCATAGTTGCAATAAGCAGGGAATTACGTGCACCATGCTTCAAAACATCGGCACGTAATTGTGTCCATTCTGCTTCCATTTCTGGGCTGGGAGAAACACCCCACATATCAAACTGCAATTTACCTTCTGAAAGGGGCGAACCCACGAAAGAAGAATAGGCGCCTGCATATTGATTCGGCAATTTCAATTCTTCATCAATAATCCAATGCGTTTTCTTCAATTCTTCTACTCGTTTTTGGTCTTCTGGTGTTAATTCACCGTTTCCACTTGATGTGGAACCTAATTTCATAAGACGCTTATATTCTTGTACGAATTTCTTCCTCTTCCGGGCGAGTTCCATACTAGCCTCTAGAGCCGCGAAATATATATTTTCAAAAATCTTGCGATTTAATACTCGGGCTTCTGGCGAATCAAATGCCATTTTCATCATAGCAAATGCATCGGAAAGACCTTGTACGCCCGTACCTATTGGGCGATTTCTACGGTTGGAATTCTCCGCTTCTTTGACAGGATAGTAATTATAATCGATAACTTTATTCAAGTTTTTAACAACTTGTTTTACTACTTCGCGCAATTTTTCAAAGTTATAAATGATTTTGCCATCGGCGTCTTTTTCAACGAATTTAGGTAATGCGATGCTAGCGAGATTGCAAACTGCAATTTCATCTTGGCTGGTATATTCGCATATTTCATGGCAGAGGTTGCTAGATTGTATCGTGCCTAGATTCTTT